ACAACAAAATGGGCGCTGGCGGCGTGGTGACCGGCCCGACGCCGAAGCGGTATGAACGCGGCGCATTCACCTTTCTTTCGAACGGTTCGTGCAACCAGTCCGGCATGACGATCCGCAACGCCTACCTCGTATACAGCAAGACCAGCCGTATGGAGGTTTATTCGGACGGCGTCGCCGCGAATGCGACGGTGAATGTCGGCGGTTCGCTTTTCATGTCCGCCGGAGCAAGCGCGACCAGTGCGGTTGTGAATTCCGGCGGGAGAATTTACATCTCATCCGGCGCGGTCTGCATCGCCCCCGACGTGAATTCTTCCGGCTACATTTTCGTCTCCTCCGGCGGACTTGTATCCGGCGGCAACGTCAACAGCTACGGAAGAATCAGCCTGTCGAACAACGCCAGCGCGGTCGGCGTGACGGTCAAAATGGGCGGCTCCATCTATGCGGAAGGTACGTCATGTTCCTTTGTGAACATCATTCTCTCTTCCGGCGGCTATTTGAATCCAGGCAACTACACCGGAAACACCGCGATTCATACGACGATATTCTCCAATGCGTCAATGACGGTGTACAGCGGCAATACCAACAGCAACACCACGGTCAATTCCGGCGGGTATCTCTACATCTCCAGCGGCGGCAGGTGCATTGATGTGGAAATCGGTTCCGGCGGCAGAATCGCGCATGGCGTGTGGGGGCATGACGAACTCACCGTCGTCACCGGATCGAATCAGTATGGATCCTTTTACACCAGCAATGGAACGGCATACAACTATGTTCTGGTCAATGCGGCAGCCCAGTATTTGTATTACTATGCCAGCGCCGTCAGCACGGTCATGAGTTCGGGCGGATCGCAGTTCGTATCATTCGGGGCGGTTGCGCAATACAACACCATATTCGCGCAGGGGGTTCAGTCCGTTTATTCATCCGGGCTCGCCGCGGATACGAACATTTCATCCGGCGGCAACCAATATGTCGGTTTGTTCGGGTCGGCGACACGCACGACCATCGGCTCCGGCGGCTATCAGTATGTGGTGAACAACGCCGTCGCGGTCAGCACGCTTGTAGAGCGTGGCGGCAGTCAGTATTGCTCAATCGGCGCACGGGTGGAGGATACCTTCGTTTCCGGTTGGCAGATGCTGTCCAACATGTGTTTTGCGCAAAAAACGACCATCGGCTCCGGCGGCTATCAGTATGTGCGTTACGCCTGCTCCGCATCGGACGCGACCGTCCTATCTGGCGGCAGTTTGCATATCTCCGCAAACTGCGCTTACGCCGGGATCAACGTGTCGGACGGCGGCTGGCTCGGCGTATACGAAGGATGCGCGGTGGCGAACGTCTCCATCGGGTACGCCAATGCGAGCCTCGGAAATTACGTCAGCGCCTCCAATGTCACCATCGGTTCCGGCGGCACGCTTTACGCCTCGTATTTTATGACGATGGAGAACGTGACCGTTCAGTCCGGCGGGGTGTTTTACCTGCACTCATCCAACTGCAACGCGACCGGCGTGGACGTTGCCGGGGGCGGCACGTTCCAGCTGTCGAGATACAACAACGCGTCCATCGTCAATGTGGCGAACGGAGGATCTTTCCATGTCGCCAGCGCGGCCAGCGCGTTCGCCGTGTCCAGCGCGGCGGGAGCGGTCATCACCGTCGAAACAGGCGGCTACATCGAATACATCAACGAAGGTGCGTAAATGAATGATTTTTCCATCAAATGCAGTCCGCTGTCAGAATCCGCCGCCACGCTTCCGGAGAATCTCGTGACGGCAAAAAACAACCAGCCTGAGCCGACATTCGTGCCGCCTCCGGAAACGCCGACGATGGATGCGGCGGACGGCATCCGTTTCGATTTCAACAACGGTCTCCGTGTCCGATTCCCGGACAAGGGGGAAGAATGCCGCCTCGTGTTCCGCGATCTCGACACCGACTGCCTGCTCTACAGCATGGACGTCGCGCCGGGATGCACGGTCGAGAGCGTGAAAAAATATTTCATCCGGTTCAGTATGGAGATTTATCGGCGGGACGTGTTGGAAAATCCGATTTTCCGGCATGATCTCGATCTTTCCGGCAAGGACGTATTGATCCAGCTTCCGGTCGGCGCACTGGGCGACACCATTGCGTGGTTCAGTTATGTCGAGCGTTTTCAAATGATTCACGGTTGCAGGATGTTCTGCTCGATGGCTCCGTATATGTCCGAACTTTTCCGTGAACAGTATCCGGAGATCGCATTCATCGACAAAAAGGATGCGGCGCGCCTCCATCCGTACGCCACGTACAACCTCGGCTTGTTTTTCGGCGGCAACGTGAACAACCAGCCGTTCGATTTCCGGCAGGTCGGACTTCACCGCACCGCCGGACACATCCTCGGGATTGCCGACCTTGCCGACATCCCGCCGCGCGTGAACCTTTCCGCGCCGCGCCGGATCACGGAACCGTATGTCTGCATCGCCGCGCAGTCATCCAGCCAGTGCAAATACTGGAATCACCCGTCCGGCTGGCGGGAGGTGATTGTGGAACTGAAATCGCGCGGATACCGCGTCCTTTGTATCGACAAGGCGGCCGAATATGGCACGGATTACATATGGAACCACATCCCATACGGCGCGGAGGACTTCACCGGCGAACGTCCGCTCCAAGAACGCATTGACCTCATCAAAGACGCCGACATGTTCATCGGTCTGTCCAGCGGATTGAGCTGGCTGGCGTGGTGCTGCCGCGTCCCGGTAATCATGATTTCCGGATTCACCGATCCCGTGAACGAGTTCGCGACTCCGTACCGGGTGCAGAATTCCACCGTCTGTCACGGCTGCTGGAACGATGTCCGGCACGAATTCAAGCATTCCGATTTTCTGTGGTGCCCGCGCAAAGGAGAACCGACCGAAAAGTTTGAATGCACCAAGTCCATCACGCCGAAAATGGTGATCGCCAAAATCGACATGGTAGAGAAAAATATGAAAAAATCGACGGTCGCGTGTCCCGGAAAATAACGCGCGGCAGATATAACAGACAAACACACAACCGGAGGATTCATCATGTTGATCGACTGCTACGGGTTCCCGAGCAATAGCATTGCCTACCAGAAACAGAAAAGGCACTTCACGGAGAGTGTCAAAATCGGCGGATTCACCTACATCCGCTTCGGAACCGATGACATCGGCCCGATCCATCGGCTCGATGAAAGCGCCGCCGACAATCCGAAGCTGTTGTGGGCTTACGGCTCATGGGCGGACAAGGGGAATATCTCGTTCGCAACCGACCTCAATGCTCCGATTGACATCGGCGCGGCAGAATAAGGAGGCGCGACATGCCGGTGAAATACGATAAAATTCTCGGAGAAATCCGGGAAAACGACCTGCTGCTGGCGACCAGCGAGGAAGCGATTGCCGGAACGGACGAAACCAAGGCGGTTACCCCAAAGGCCGCGAAAGACATGGCGTTGAACGTCTACTCGACGCAGGCAGCCGTGTACGGCGTTCTGTACGATCCGTCCGCGTCTTCTCCGGTGTGCCAGCGCGTTGTGCTGAACGGAACGCAGTTGGTATCCGTCGATTCATTCGCGGAACTTCCCGCCCATGATTTCAGGCGATGCGTGATGAGCAATCTCGCCAACCGGACAATCGCATATTATCTCGACCCGCATGACAGCACGAAAAAAGCGGATGGAACCGCGTCTGATTTGACCGGAGCGGACGGAGACGTGATGGTCGAAATCCCGATCACGTATTGGAAATATCAAGTTCGAAGTGATGGCAAGATTTTGTATTTGGTCTCGGATCAGGAATTTTCCGGATCTGCGATTCATCCATACTTCTATGTCTCGCCGGACGGACACATCGCGCGGAAGCAGTATGTCGGTGCGTTTCAAACGACAATTTGCAATGCGTCCGGCGGTCGAATCGCAAATATGATGAATCAGGAAGCGACTGCGCCGACCACATACGCAGTTGGATACAAAGCCCGTTCCGTTGCCGAATGCAAGCCGTGGACGGCGATGACGCAAGCGACGCATCGGACGGCGGCGGCGAATAACGGCGGGTTCGGAGTAAACAGCCTGTTCCATCAGTATCTTATGCTGATGATGGTGATCGAGGGCGGCAGTTTCGACACGCAGACGGCAATCTCTCCCGGATTCGTCTATGCGTCAACGTGGAATTACGCGTTTACCCGCATTTCCGGCCGCGCCAATTTCGGCAACGGTACTGGGAGCATCCTTGTCAATTCCACGCAGGATGCCGCGATTACGTGGCAAAGCGTCGCGGACACGTTGAAGGTCGTGCAGTTCGCTTATCGCGGCATCGAAAATCCATATGGTGAGATTTGGAAATTCGAGGACGGCATTCAGAAGTATCAGAACGTCGTGGAGGGGGCGCTTACCGGAGGATGTTACTGGTGGACCGTGGCGACCAGCAAATACACTGACATTGATCAGAACGCGGCGGCATCGCCGGTATACACCCGCGTCTTTCACGCCTGGCCCGCGTCAGGATGGGCGAAAACGTGGAGTCCCAACTCGTTCTTTCCGCTCGCGGGCGGCGGCAACAGCGTCACGTACATGTGCGATTATTTTTACAACGATGCGGTTGCGGGTGCTCGCGTCGTTTTGCGCGGCGGCAGCGTGTCTGACGGGGCTAGCGCTGGTGTGGGTTGCGTGAGCGTGTCCGGCGGTCTTGCGTATGCGAATACGAGTATCGGCGGTCGGCTGGCTGCGTAAAAAAATGGCACGCAAACCCGAATGGCACATGAAAACGAAAGGGGCGATATAAACGATAACCGGAATGCGGAAAACGGAAAATAGCGTGTCCGCCAGGACACGCCGAAAAATCATCCGCGTTTCTTTGAATTTTCTCCCGTGAGGGAGGGAAGCGGCTTTCATCTCTGTCGGCTGCGGGTGCTCGCGTCGTTTTGCGCGGCGGCAACGTGAATAACGGGGCTAACGCTGGCGTGGGTTACGTGAACGTGAACAACGGTCTTGCGAATGCGAATACGAATATCGGCGGTCGGCTGGCAGAGTATGGGAAAAATCGAGATGGAAGTCGCCACCTTGACCGGTGAATGGAAACAGCCCGTCTTGACGCTGGTAGGGAAACGCCGAAAGCGTCGGGCAGAAATACGCAAACAGAGAGCGGACATGAAACGGATTGGAAATATCTTTGACGAAATGGTCTCCTGCGAAAATCTGGCGGATGCGCACCGCGAAGCGAAACGTGGGAAAAAGAAACGCAAACATGAAATTCTTGCGTTTGAAAAAGACTTCGACGCCAACATTCGCGCACTGCATGAATCGCTCATCTCCGGGACATGGAGGATGCATGAATACAAGCGTATCGAACGATCCGAAGCGGGGAAGCGCCGCGTCATCTATTACGACCCGTGCTACGCCGACACCATTGTCCAACACGCCATCGGCAGAACGTTGGGCAACCGCATGATTCACACTTTCATTCCGGATACTTACGCCGGCATGAAAAATCGAGGCATCCATCGCGGCGTACGGCGCATCCGCAGACACCTCGACGGTTATCTTGATCTGCAACCCATCTACATTTTTAAATTCGATCTCCGGCACTATTACGAAAGCATCGACCATGATGTTCTAAAATCCGCCATCCGCGCAAAAATCAAAGACCGCCGCGCGATTGATTTGTGCTTTCATATCATCGACAGCCACTCGCCCGGGCTTCCGATAGGCAACTATATTTCGCCGCTTTTTGCCAACTTCCTGCTCTCGCCTTACGATCATTGGGCGAAAGAATCGTTCCGCGTACACGGATATTTCCGGTATCTTGATGACGTTGTGGCGATTGATCCCGATAAAAACCGTCTGAAAGAATTTGCCGTGGAAACCGCCGACTATATGGCGAAACACGCATTGACCATCAAGCCGAACCGGCAGATTTTCCCCATTGAACGATACGGCATCGATTTCATGGGATATGTGTTCCGGCGGCACGACATCCGGCTGCGGAAGCGCGTGGAACGGAAGTTCCGGCGTACCTCGATCCGGTTTCTCGCCGACCCAAGCGAACATAACCGCCATCGGCTCGGCTCCTATTGGGGCTGGCTGAAATGGCTCACCCACGGCGGCAAACTGTGGTTTTCCATCTTTGACAAACCATTAACCGAACTGGAGGTAAAAAATGTCTGAAATCACCGAAATCCCGGCGAATCTTCAAACCGATTTCCTGACCGAATCCCGCAGCGACGACATGCCGGAAATCCGGCGCGAGGGGGCGAATGTCATATACCCGGCGTTTGTCCGGGAGGAGACGATCACCGGCGAGGATGATTCAACCCGCACCGGATACCGGTTCTTTCGCGTCGAGATTCCGTTCACGGGACAAAATCTCTCCGATGAATCGGCGTTCGTCCATGCGTCCTATGCGGCGATCCGCAAACACTTCTACGGAGATTTCGCCGTACAGAACGAGCAGATGCTCAAAGGCACGTTTACGGCGCACCAATACGCCGTGCGATTGGCGTTTCCCAAAAGCGATGGCGAGGTGATCGAAGCGGTCACCCGGTTCAACGCCATCAAATCTGAATTCTGGACCGCCGTGGATGCGGCGTGCGTTCTGATGGGATGCACCCGATCCGACCTTCCGGAGCGTTTCACCGCTGAACAGATGGTATCATTCGCCACCGCGCACGGGATGACCGCAGACAAGATCGCCGAGTATGCGCAAACGTTCTCGGTCATTTCGCTGAACCTTTTGCATAACGGGCGCAATTGGGATGAGCTCTATGAATAACCCGCCATTGCCGCCGCCGCCAATGTTGCAATCGGGAGTGTTTGCCGGAGTGCGGATGCCGCTTCCGGTTGCGCCGCTCGATCCGGCGTTGATGGATGAGAGCATTCCTGAATTTGTTGACGTCGTGCCGGATCGCGGGACGATGGACGGCGCAAAAATGCCGATTGAACAGGTCGTGAACATCCCGCTGGTGTTTACCAATTGGGACATCAGCCAAAGCAAATATCGCGACAAGGGGGAAGACACGGAACGGCTGACGCTTCAATTTTTGTACCGCGGGGAACATCGGATCGCATTCACCGGATCGACGGTGCTGATCGGGCAGCTGCGGGAGTTTGACAAGGTACGAGATCCGAACCGGAAAGAGTTCAAGGCGATAATTAGAAAGATCGACCGCTTTTATAAATTTTGCAGAACCAAATAGGAGAAACAAAAATGATCTCACACGCGCCCCTTGCCCAGTATAAAATGTGTCTGGACCCGACGAAATGCGAGGAATGCCCGAACCGGGAAAACTGTCTCCTGGATGTCGGGGCCGTCATCTTGCGTCAAGATGAAAAAA